GGCTGGCCGGTGCCAGTACCGGTCAGGAAGTGCGCACCCATACCCGCGCCGATAGCCGGGCCAGCGTCGCCCACCAGGAAGCCGACTAGGTCTAGCTTCTGATCCTGTAGAAGCTCACTGGAGAAGGTAGACGCGTAGCCGTACTTGTAAGCGCCCATGGACCGAGTCACGGTGCTGCCGGTGGACTCAGGCAGGTTCGCAGCCTCAGTCACGATCTGAGCCGCAGCACGGCCCACAACGACCGCGAAGTCTAGGGGCTCACCGCTGGACGTGGTGAACGAGGAAGCGCCGCCCCGCATGACGGTAGACCGGTTGACTAGCTCAGCCATTAGCTGACCGAACAGGGTTCGCGGAATGACCGGGGCACCGGTAGCGGTGCTGTCGGTACGCTGCTCAGGCGCAAACTCGGCGTGCTGCCCGAAGGACAGGCCACGAAGCTCAGCGTTTTCGTCGCGCACGTTCTCACGCTTCGCGCCGCCCAGGTTCAGGCCAGCCACAGCGCGCTCAACGCTCTCGGTCGCCTTGATCGCCTCAATACCGCGCTTGATCCGGCCGTCAAAGTCCGCGATAGCGCCGAGAAGCTTGGTCTCCTTCTCCCGCGCGCTGGCGTCCATCTCCTTACCGGCAAACTCGTCCGCCAGAGTACGAAGCTCAGCGGTAGCACGCTCTCGCGCCTCAAAGTTAGCGCTCAGAGTAGTAGCGTCCATGTGGACCCCCTTAGTTGAAAAGAGCGCGAACGAGTGAACGCGCAGCCTGGATTTCCTCGGAGTCGGGTTCGGCGTCGGAATCGACACCCGCAGCGATCTCCGCTAGCTCTTCCGTTTCGGACTCGACTTCGATATCTAGCGAAATGCCTAGGCAAATCTCGATAGAGCGAAGAGCGGCGTCCGTAGTCGGGTACGCCGGGTTAGTGACCGGCCCTAGCTCCCGCACGTCCATTGACGTGATTTCACGAATAGGAAGCCCGGTCTCCGGGTCATCCTGGGAAGCGCGCCGCTGTCCCCCGTCGTTCACGTAGAAGGTGAACGAGGAACCGTTGACGTCACCCCGCTGTAGTAGCTCAGCTAGGTCCCGGCCAACGGTCGTGTTCGGCAGGTCGATCTCATACCAACCGCCTTCGGCGTCTTCGCCGGTCCGCAGCGTGCCCGCAGACTGCCGCCCAATCACGTTGTTGTTATCGTGGTTGAACGTGGCGAAGACGTCGTTAACGCCTAGGGAGCGTCCGCCAGCACCCGGAAGAATCCGCTCACGGAATCCGCCTAGGTTGTGGCTCAGCTCATTGAAGCGGTAGGCGTACCCGCGCATGGTGATCTGATCACCACTAGTCGCCCGGATCTCCGCTGTCCCCGTTAGGTTCCGGCGCTCCGCTATCGTCATTCGTTCCCCCCTTATCGGGTTCAGGGCCGATATGGGCGGGCGTTTCCCCCGCCGTAGTGACCGGCGGTACGTAGTCCGCTTCGACGTCCACGAACTTGATAGGCACGCGGAATACCTGGCCCTGTCCGTTGGGAAGGGGCTCAAGGTCTTCCCAGCCCCGAACTTCGTCAATGCAGTAGACGCCGTTCATCAGGCCGGTTTGGTACATGGTCATTCGCTCGTTCGGGGCACCGCGCTGGATTCCGTCAAGGCTGAACTTGACGAATAGCTGTCGGTTCGCGGACTCAGCGAAGAGCAGGCGAGTAAAGCCCGCTTCGATCCGCTCTAGCCACGGCCGGAGAGAGAACATGGCGAATGCCTGGTTCTGCTCAGCGAGACCGGAGCCCCACGACGTTGAGTTAGTCGCGTCGGAGATCAGGTGAGGCGGGACGCCAAAGATCCGCGCAATCTCCGGGACCTGAAACTGTCGGGTCTGGAGAAACTGTGCTTCGTCCGGGGACATGGCGATCTTGGAGAACGATGCGCCTTCGGTCAGCAGCGCGACCCGGTGAGCGTTGTCCGCCCCGGAATTCGCCATCCGCCACGCGTCACGCGCACGGGCCATGCCGTCCTCAGACATCGCGCCCGGGACAGTCACAACCGCGCCCGGGATAGCGCCGTTCGCAAAGAACTTCGCGCCGTACTTCTGAGCCGCAATGCTCAGACCGATGGACTCACGCGCATAGGCGATAGGCGAAACGCCCGTGAAATCGCCCGGCAGCATCATCCCCGGAATGTGCAAGATGTCGCGGGCCGTGAACCAACCTAGGGCAACTTCGTGCCCGTCCTGGTCAACGTCCCAACAGTCAAAGACCTTGACGCGCCGACCGTCCACAATGACCGTGTGCGTCATGACCTTCGACGGGTCGATAACGTCCAGGGCAACAATGTTCGGCCCGTTCCACGTCACTGCAATGTAGGCGTTGCCGTCGAGTAGCAGCGACAGCATGATCTGAGAAATCAGGTCGATACGGCCAATACCACCGGGCTCCGCTGTCGGGTAGTCCAGCCAAAACGGAGACTTGACTTCCTTCCGCGCGCCGCCCCGCTTCGTGTACGTGGAAACCGGCAGGGTCGCCACGGTCTCACTCAGCAGACGGATACAGGCGAACACCGCGCTAACCGTCATGGACGTAGACGCGTTGACAGTCTCGCCAGACTCAGCTGTCATTCCCGGGAAAGGGAACATGTTGCCGGAGACGTCATCCCAGACGCGCGCCTCAGGCTCAGGCTTAGGTGCCCGGAATAGGCTGGACCACAGACCCATGCGGGCACCCCTCAGATTGGGACCTACTCAATTGAGTAGGTCAGTCGTCAAACAGATCGGAAGTTCCGCCGTAAGCCCAGGCCGTTCCGTCTTCGCGGTGGCCGGTGGCGATAATCGGGGCGTCATGGACAAGCCCCGCGTTTTCCTCGCGCCACATCACAGCGCCGTGAACGGCAAGGATCATGGCTATGGCAAGGTCGATCTTCCGGCGGGAAGCGGCGTATTCCTTCGTGACCCGCGCGCCGTTCTTGTCTTCGCGGAGCACGGCGTTACCCACGTGCCGCGCCAATGCCGGGTTACCGTCATGGGACAACCGGCCGTCCCGGGCAGCGTCGTACACGGCCTGAGTAGCCGGGACCATGCGCTTAAGGGAGTTAGTAGGGAACGCCTCAACCGGATGGCCGTCCGCCTCAAGGTTGTCTAGCGTCTCTTCCCAGCGGTACGGGTCGGCAACAAGGTTCCGGACCGTGTACGCGTCTAGGGCATCGTTCAGCGCGGACCGGACGTCAGCCATAGGCACACGCCAGTGAGCGTCATCCGGCGGAGCCTCCCAGTGGCCCAGCACGAACACCCGAAGGTCTTCGACCCGGCAGGCGACCAACGCCGTAGAGTCACCCTTCCAGGACCCGTCAAAGCCCAGTACAACGGCCGTTCCGGGCTCTAGGGTGTCTTCGGTCGCAAGGGAGTCCCACAGGCCGTGAGGCAGCCACGTAGACGCGCCACGGACGAACTGTGAAAGCCGGTAGATCCGGAAGCTAGCCTCACTGCTCCGCTGAGCGGCAGCCTTGAAGTCTTCCGGGTTCAGGATGTCGTAAGACGGATTGCACACCCGCCACACTTCGGGGTCGAGATGATCCACCGTGTCCCCGATGCGCGGACCCCACGACCGGTAGAACAGGGTTGGGTCTTCGGCTTCGCCGGAGTTAACGCGCTCCCCCTGCTCACACAATGCGGCAAAGGGTCCGTCTGGATCAGGTCCGGCAGTGGAAATCACAAGGAAGATTGGTTGATTCCGTGCGGCCGATCCAAGGGTTAGCGCGTCGAACAGGTCCGCCGACTTACTGAACGCGTATTCGTCCAGCGATACAGCGGAAGGGTTGAGACCCTGCTGCCGTCCGGCATCCGCCGAAACAACACGGTAGGTCGAGTCTTTGAAGCGGATCACGTCCCGCTGAACGTCGCACACAGCGCTGAGCTTCGGCGAAGCATTCACCATCTGCTTAGCAGCGTCGAACACCATACGTGCCTGGTTACGGTCGTTCGCGGCGGCAATGATCTGTCGCTGAGCGTCTGCCCGATCGGCCACTAGGTGGTAAAGCATGATGGCTGCCGCAAGCGTGCTCTTGCCGTTCTTACGGGCCACGCACACACACAACGTGCGGTGCTTACGGACCCAACGGCCGAACGCGTCACGAACCAGCGCGTAAGAGTCAATGAGAAGAGTGCGCTGCCACGGCAGTAGCTTGAACGGCCGTCCAGCGAAAGACCCGGTGAGGTTACAGAACTTCTCAATCCAGTTAGCGACCCGGTAACCCTCAGAGGGGAACGGGGCATCCGCCGGAATGTGCCGCGCGATCACGGGGTCAATGCCGGTCACGCGCGCTCACCTCTTAGAAGTCTTCGGGGCTCAGGGCCACCTTCCGGGCTTCGGCGGCCACGATGCCTAGGCGCATACGCGCTTCGGGCGTGAAGCCGATGACGGTTTCAATCGCCCGGAGTTCCTTCTCCGTCGATTCCACGTACCGCATGGCGGGGTGAACGGCAGGCTGCCCGGTACTGCCCACGGTCATAAGCCCGTCAGCGTCCACAGCGCCTAGGAGGGACGCGCGCCTATCGTGAAGCTCGCAGTACCTCAGGATGATGTTCCGGTCTGTATCAGGGCTGTACGCCCCGCTACCGGCTTGCCAGACTGCCCGCCACACTTCCCGACCCGGGGCCGCTAGGTGGGCCGGTACGCGCGGAGCACGCCCCTCATAGACCACCGGGGCCGAAGGCTCAGCAGCCGTGTTCGCGTTGCCGGTCCGTAGATCCGGGTTCTTCGCTCTGGCCACTTAGCACCACCTTCCGGGGCTGTTAACAACCCCTTCCGGGAGGCTTTCTCAGGGGGCTTACATGGGGCTTGCCCAGGTAGCACAGCGCGACCGGGGCAAAAACGGGCTTGGACCTAGCGTGCGTGTTTTGAGCTTGGGCCG